GCTGCTCGCTGATGAATCCCTATATCGGCATCAACGTGGCGTGCGGCCGGACGGTCATTGAGGATTGCAAGATCGGCTCGTATCTGTCCGCCATCACCATCGACCAATGCCTGGACACGGTGCGTATTCTTAATTGCTCGATCGGGCAGTATTTCGAGACCTGCCTGGGAATATCCCCGTACAGCAACATCGATCTTTGGAACATGGCGAACGGCAACTGTATCTCGGTCGGCCGCTGCGACGGGCTTTATGTCGATAACCTGGCCTGCGGCGGCCGGAACATCGCTTTGCTGTTCCACGACGGCGCGGGTTCCGGGTTGACCTGCGGCTACGGCAAGCTGTCAAATATCGACATCGATACGGTTAATTATGGCGTCTCGTGCTTCGCCGCCAACAACTCCGCCGGCGGCTATAAATTCAGCAACATGGACATCGGCCTGTACAACACGCCCGCGTCGCCCAGCGGTGTGTCGTTTATCTCCCTCGGCACCGGCGGCAGTCAGGCGCCGTTGATTACCTGGATGGGCGGCTCCGTGCGCGGCGCGTCCACGACGGGCTATAAGGGGATGCAGATCGGTGCCGGGGTCGCCGATATATCGCATGTGTTCAACTACAATCCGGTTGGCGTGTTTGGGACACCGGCTCTGCCGGCCACGGGCGGCGGGATTAATAATCCGTTCCCGGTGCGCTGCCGTGTGTTCATGAACGGCATCGGCGGCATCGGGCTTACCGGCAATGTTGGCATCGCCAATCCTCAGTTCGTCACTCTCGGCCCCGGCGAGCGCATCATCGTGACCTATGCCGGCTCGCCGACCTGGACGTGGTTTGGGGAATAGCGGTGTCCGACACGCTCGCAACGCTTCAGGACGCGCTCCAGCCCAAAAAGGGCATGCAGCGGATTCCGTTTCCCACGGAAATCTATGAGCACCCGTCGCTGCCGTTGAGCGCCAAGAAGCTGTTGAACCTGTTCGTCGAGCAGGCGCCGGCCGATGCGCGCACGCAGACGCCGTTGGTCTCGACGCCGGGGCTGGTGCCCTATGTTTCCGTTGGCGCCGGGCCGATCGTGGCGATGAACGACGACGAGCCGGGACCGATTTACGTGGTCAGCGGGACGGGGGAGGCGTTCCGGATCACGTTCTCGCCGATCGGAGCGCCGGTCATCGAGGGCATCGGCAACGTAGGAACCCCCAACGCGGGCACCGATCCATGGAACAGCTTTGTCACCATCGCGGCGGGACCGACCGCCGTCGTGATTACCTCCGCGCCGCGCGCCTATACCTGCGGCCATCTTCCCGGCGAGACGCTAAACCTGATCACCGATCCCGATTTCCCCGGTGCGACTTCGGTTTGTTACGTCGGTGGATATTTTGCCTTTTCCGCGCTCGGCGATACCTCGAAGTGGTTTATTTCCAGGGTGCTCGATCCGGCCAACTTCGATGCGTTGGACTTCGTTTTCTCAGACGCGATGCCGAACGCCATTCGCCGGGTGATCTCGCATCGCGGTCAGGTCTGGACGATCGGCACCAACGGTTTCGAGGTTTGGTATGATGCCGGATCGTCGGGCCTGGAAACAACGCCGGGGGTTAGCTTCTTCCCGTTCAGGCGCATGGCCGGGGGTGTCGTGCCGATCGGCACGGGCTCGCCGCTTTCGGTCTGCCGCGCGGATCAATCGGTGTGGTGGGTTGGCCTCGACAGCATTGTTTACCGATCGAACGGTTACACCCCGAAACGGGTTTCCACGCACGCGGTCGAGGCGATCATCGGCGCTTCGACGCTCGCCCTGGGGGCGCTGACGCATTCTTACCGTGGGCACTGGTTCTATTGCCTGACGACGCTGGACGGCCGCACGCTGGTCTATGACGTGCTGACCGACAAATGGCACGAACGCTCGACCAGCACGGACGGACACGCGCCGTGGCAAGCCTCGGTGGCGGCCGTCGATAACAACTCGCTGCACCTGTTCGGCGACCGCGCCTCGGGGCAACTCTACACGCTCGGAATGCAGGCGACCGACGCGGGCGTGACCGTGATCCGGCAGGCCGTGCTGCCGCCGCTGTGGGCGCAAACGAAGCGCGCGTTTTGCGCCCGTGTGGAGATTGAGATGGAGGTCGGCGGCGCGACCGTGGCGGGGCCGGTCACGCTCGACTGGTCCGACGATGGCGCGCGGACGTGGAAGCCAGCGCGCACCTTGCAAACCGGGGCGTCTGGCGAGACGCGCAAGCGTGTCTATACCACGCGGCTTGGTTCGTTCCGGCAGCGCACGCATCGAATTACGACGCACGGGCTGACCCGGTTCTATGCTTTCGACGCCGACATAGCGCCGGGTGAATCCTGATGGCGCCGCAACCGCCGTTCTACGACCCGCCGATCGTTGACGACGCGACCGGTCAGCAGCACTCGCAGGCGTGGACCGAGTATCACCAGTCCGTCGCGGATCAACTCGCTTCGACCACCGCGACAATCGCCGCCAAGGCGGGCGTCACGGACGGTTCCGACGCCACGGCGGGGCAGATCGGCGAATACCTCTCCGCCTCGAGCAGCGGCGCCGTGACACCAGGCAGCGGAGGGATCAACAACATCGCCACGTTGGCGCTGACGGCGGGCGACTGGGACGTGGCTGGCAATGTCGTGTTCAACCCAACGGCGGGCGTGACCTATGCCGCCGCGTCCGTCAGCACGGCCTCGGGCGCCATCGGCCCGGTCGCCACCAGAGTGCCCGGTGCCGCGTCGGCGACACAGCTTCGGATCGGCACGGGTGGGAGCCTGCGGGTGAGCGTGGCGGCGGCAACGACGGTGTATCTGACGGCACAGACCGCGTTCAGTTCGGGCTCGATGTCGGTGACCGGAGTTATTTCCGCCCGTAGGATGCGCTAGTGCGTAATTTCCTCAAGATCGCATCTGGCGTCGAAGTTTTGCCGCTCGCGCTCGACCTGTATCGTCAGCCGGAACTCTGGGACCAGAACACGGCGCGCACGGGCGGTGCCGGGTCATTCGAGGGCACAAGCGACATTTGGGTGAGGTTCCGAGATCCGGCCGAACTGGTTTCCCGTGAGTCCTATGCCGAGCCGTTTACTCCGGTTTTCTATCCCGCGTGGCACGCTCTCCCGCACCTGCGCCCGCTGGTGTTTGGTCTGATGTCGCGGTGCGAGGCGGTGCAACTTGGCGGCGTGTTGATCACGCGGGTGCCGGCCGGATGTCAGGTGGCGCCGCATGATGACCGAGGCCGCTGGCATCCGACTTTCTTCCAGACAAAGGCTTATGTCCCGTTGGTTAGCAACGATCGGGTCATTTCCATCTGCGAGAATGAGCGAGTTATAATGAGAGTCGGAGAGTGTTGGCTGTTCGATAACTTAAAAACCCACTCGACCCACAACGAGGGTGATACAGACCGCGTGACTCTAATCGTTTCGATGAGGTGCGAGTGATGAAACGCGCGCCAGTGCAGCCGACCGAGGTCGATATCAGGATTGTCGATGGCGTGTTCGTGAAGGCGACGCACTTCCGGCACGCCGGGATGCTGGCGCCACAGCACGCGCACGAATTTTCCCATCTCAGTTACATCGCCACGGGCGCCGTGCGTGTGTTCGCGGATGGCGAGCCGGTGGGAGAGTTCACGGCGCCGGCTTCCATCGTCATCCCGGCGCGGGTGAAGCATTTGTTCGAGATACTTGTGGACGATACTGTCGTGCTCTGCATCCACAACGCCGATCACGCCGACCCGGATGGCGAGCCGGCCATAGCCGAACGCCACGAACTCGAACTGGAGGATTAAGCCATGCCGTGGGCAGTTGCGGCGGCGGGTGTAGCAGCCGCTGGTAGCGTCGCTGGATCGGCCATACAGTCTAGCGCCACCAAGAGCGCGCAGTCGAGCGCCAACGCCGCGCAGGCGGCGGCGGAGGAACGCGCTCGCGCCGACCTCGCGCCATACAACACCGCCGGTCAGCACGCGCTTACCGCGACGCAGGACGCCGCCGGGCTGAACGGGCAACCGGGCTACGACGCGGCGATGGCGGGCTTTCACACCTCGCCCGGCTACCAGTTTTCGCTGGACCAGGGTTTGCGCGCGGTGGACGCGGGAGCGGCGGCGAGCGGGCTGTTGCGCTCCGGGGCGGCGATCAAGGCGGAGCAAACGTTCGGCACCGGTCTCGCGGATCAGGAGTTCTCCAATTATTATAACCGCCTGTTTTCGCTAGCTAATTTGGGGGAAAACGCTGCTGCCAAGACCGGCGCCAACGCGGTCACGACCGGCTCTGGCATCGCGCAGACCGACGCCTCCGCCGGGCAGCAGATGTCGAGTATCTACGGCAACGAGGCGAAATCGCTCGGCGGCACCGTCAACACGCTGTTCAACAACCCGGCATTCCAGAAGACCGCCAGCGGTTGGTTCGGTAGCGGCAATAGCACAGGCGTCAGCGGCAGTCCCACCACGCCGTCGATCTACGGCGTGCCGAGTCCCTACTGATGGCCACCTTCACCGGCTCTCCCGTCGTCTCCGCCGGGCTTTCGCCCGAGGAACTGCTCGCGCCGATGGCGGCGTTCGATACGCATCAGAACGCGCTGTTGAAACAGCAGGCCGATACGATCGCCAACGCATACGCGCCGCAGAGGAACCAGTTGTTGCTCGATACCGGCGCCATCGCCAATCAGTTCGCGACGGCGAAGAACCCGCTGGAAATCCAATCGCTGCGCCAGCAACTCGGGCTGGACCCGAACCCGAACCGTGATCAGATCATGCGGCTCTTTTCGGGCGACGGGACGGGACAGACATCAACCGCCGGGGGCGGCGGAACGGGACAGACCGCTGGGGGCGACAGCACGACCGAGACGGCGGACGACCTGACTCGCGCCGCGGCGGTGCGCGACGGGCTGATCAAGCGCGGGATGCAACCGGACGGCGCCACCGCATTCGCCGCCAACGCGCTGCACGAAAGCAAGGCGAATCCATTCACCGGCGCGGGCGACGCGGGAGCCTCGCACGGGATTTTTCAATGGAACGGCGATCGGCTCGCGGCGTTCAAGGCGGCTAACGGCGGGCTGCTGCCGGAGCAGACCAGTCTCGACAAGCAACTTGATTTCGTCGTCTCCGAACTGCGCGGCCCCGAGTCGACCGCGCTGGGCCGGATCATGGGCGCGCAAGGCGTCGCTGACAAAGCCGGGCAGGTGTCGGAGGCGTATCTGCGGCCCAAGGACACGGCGCCGGAAATGCAGCGGCGTTCGGCCACGGCGCTACGGCTCGCGCGGGCGTGGGGTGGTCAGGGCGCCCCTGGCAACGCCCCTGGTGCCCCTCCTGGTGCCCCTCCTGGCGCCCCCCCTGGTGTCACTCCCCCACCCGCCGCCACCGCCGCCGGTCCCGCCATCGGCGCGCCGGGGGGGCCGAACATCACGCCGGGCATGACCGATCAG